AAAGTTAAGGACTTGAAAAAAGATATTGTTAGCCGAAAAGATTTAAACCGTACACTTGATAAGCTTGCAACATTTTCACAAAGAGGAATGGAAAAAGTTGTAACCAATGAAAAGGGCGAACGGGCAACGCTTTTTGAAATTGAACAGGCTAAAAAGAATGTCCGCAGATTGAACGCACAACGCAGGGCAGAACAGAAAAAAATTGATGAAATGCCCGTATATATTGACGGAAAAAAGGCTGTAACTGTTCGGCGTATGGTACAGGAGCAAAAAGCGAAACCAATACAATTTGATTTTAACAAGTCAGAAAAAGGCGGCTTTAAAAAGTTTGCAGATTACGTTGAAAAGAAAATAAGTGATAGCAGATATGAGATTGAAAGTAATGCCTATTTAGCAACATTAAAAGAAACGTTTTACAGCGTATACGATACCGCAACCGCCCAAAAACTGGGCGAATTGTGCGATAAAGTGGGCGGTGAAAAACTAATTTCTTTGTATTATGAGGGGTTAGAAGAAATTACACCTAATTTTCATTACGATAGAAACATACCGGAAAAAGAAAGAGTTAACAGGACAATTACACTTTTACAAGGGTTAGCAGAATGAAAAAAATATTTACAGCCGATTTTGAAACAACAACAATTGCCCCTGCCCGTGTATGGGCATGGGGATTGTGTGAAGTGGGAAACCCCGATAATGTGTTAATGGGCGAAAATTTAGACGATTTTTTCAACACCTGTCGAGGAATAGGAAACCCTACACTATATTTTCATAATCTGAAATTTGATGCTAGCTATATATTAGATTACCTGTTGACAAATGGGTACACATGGCAAAAGGATAAAAAGTTATGTAGTTATAAAGACTTTACAACAATAATATCAGATGACGGAAAGTTTTATGGTACTGATATTTATTTTAGTAAAAAGGGAAAGCACACAGACAAAATAACTATTTTAGATAGCCTAAAATTATTAAATATGCCTGTTTCAGCGGTTGCAAAGGCTTTTGACTTACCGATTAAAAAAGGCTGTATTGATTATGACCGACACAATAACCCCTGCCCCGTAACTGCGGAAGAATGGGACTATTTAAAAAATGATGTGCAAATAATGGCAATGGCATTATATGAAATGATTACAGACGGTTTCGATAAAATGACGATTGGAAGTTGTGCATTAGCAGATTATAAAAAAGATATGGGAAAAGATTTTGAAAGATTTTTCCCTGTATTGGATATTGAAACAGATAGTAAAATTAGAATGAGTTATAAAGGCGGTTATACTTTTGCTAACCCCGAAAATCAAGGAAAAGACATTGGAAAAGGTATTGTATTTGATGTTAACAGCCTTTACCCCTCAGTTATGGCATACCGCCCTTTACCCTATGGCGTACCCCTTGAATTTTCCGGAAAGTATGAAACTAATAAACAATATCCCCTATATGTACAAAATTTGCGTTGTTTCTTCAAATTAAAGCCTAACCATTTACCAACAATTCAATTAAAAAATAACCCGTTCTTTAATTCTACAACATATTTAGAAAGTAGTGTTAATAGTAAAACTGGGGTTGATGAACTAACAGAATTATGCCTAACAAGTGTTGACCTTGAACTGTTTCTGAAACACTATGATATTTTTAATGTGGAATGGTTGGGCGGTTATATGTTTAAATCCTCAACAACATTGTTTTGCAACTGGGTAAAAAAATGGAATGAAAAGAAGATAGCCGCAGATAAGCAGGGCAATAAAGGAAAAAGAACAATAGCGAAACTTGTATTAAATAATTTGTATGGAAAATTTGCTTTAAATCCCTTTATGGGAAGTAAGTACCCATATTTTGATGAAAATGAAAACATTGTAAAATATAGTGATATTGAATATGAATTGTGTGACGAAAACGGAAACCCGATACGGGACGAAAACGGAAAAATAAAAACAACAAATAAAGCAATACGAAACCCAATTTATATTCCTGTTGGTACTTTCATCACAGCATGGGCACGTTATACAACAATAACTGCAAGCCAAAAAATACATGAAGAAAGTATACAACAGACAGGACACAGCCGATATTTATACAGTGATACAGATAGTATACATTTAAGCGGTTTTGAATATCCTAATTGCATTGATATAGATAGTAGAGAGTTAGGCAAATGGAAACACGAATCCAGTTTTGAACGAGGTCGATTTTTACAAGCTAAAAGATACATAGAAGACGAAATTTTGACAGACAACGGGCATTTAATGAAAAACGGGTACGGCGATTACATTACAGAATTAAAAATAACTTGCGCCGGTATGCCGGA